TAAAGGCAGTTAGGGCTTTTTATTAAGCGAGAGAGAGAATAAGAAAGAGGACGTGAGAACATGAGTATAATGTCAGATATTATAATGCGAATAGAAGTCGGGCAAATGTCCAGGATATCGGATATCATCAAAGACCTGATAAGCGACCACAGAATACAGCATAACAGAATGATCAAGAACTACGAGAGGTACAAGTCCACAATGGAGGGTGTACCTATTTTCATGCATACACATATAGACAAAAGCAAGATCAACAACCAACTCAATAACGCTTTCGACCGAGATATCATTGACACAAAGGTTGGGTACATGTTGGGAAATCCGATTATATACGACATAGACACAGCGGTTTATACATCAACAGAGATAAACCCTGACACAGGCGAAGAAACAGAAATCTTCAACCAGGACGCTTACGACCTAGATATCCAGGTCATAAAAGACTTCAACAAGACAAACCATATAGAGCTGTTAGACAGCGAAACTTTGAAAATGGCAACTATATGTGCTTATGGCATTAGACAGCTGTATATAGGCGAAGAGGGGACGACAAGGGTACAAAGTATAGAACCGTGGGAATGTATTGTAGTTAGAGACTCTTCATTGGACGAACCCAAATTCGCAATGCGCTATTATGAGATAATGGACGGCAAAGAAACTAAGACCTATGTAGAATGGTACGATGAAACTAACGTGTATTATTTTATCTCTTCAACGCAGACAGATAAGGACACAAAACAGAAAGAAATCTTGTATGTTCCTTTCATGAGAAACGGAAAAGAATCACAACCGCATATGTTCAAAGGCGTTCCGATAATCAAGTTCGACAACAACAAAGAAGAACAAGGCGACTGTGAAAAGGTTTATTCGCTGATAGACGGGTACGATATCACGTTGTCAGACATCAACTCAGAACTTGAACAGTTTAGGCTTGCGTACATGGCTTTTTATGGGATGGTTCCAGACGAAGACGTTATGGAAAGAGCAAGAAGAACGGGTGCTTTCGGGTTTGGCGATACCACAAGTAGAGCGGAATTCTTAACAAAAGACCTGAGCGACACTGTTATAGAAAATCATCTAAACAGGCTCGAAGATAATATATACGGGTTTGCACAGTCGGTCAATTTCTCTGATGAAGCATTTGGCGGCACCGTAACAGGTATAGCAATGAAGTTTAAAATGTTTAGTCTTGAGTCAAAGTGCGTTACCTCAGAACGAGAGTTTACATCATCTTTAATGAGAATGTACAAGCTGTTATCTTTTGTCTGGAACGTCAAAGGTTCTAACATAGACTATAAAAATATAGAGTATACTTGGACTCGAAACTTCCCATTGAATCTATTGGATGAAGCACAAACAACCGTTGCATTTGCCGGACTGATCAGCGACAAGACCAGACTTGGACTATTGAGCTTTGTAGATGATGTAGGCAAAGAATTAGCACAGATGGAAAAGGAGCAAGGCGACACAATCGACCTTGACATAGAAGAACTAGAGGTAGACGAATTCGGGAATCCGATAGAGGAGGAAGAGGAGTGAAATATTTTCCAAAGGAATGCATATTGCCGTTAGAAGAATTAAAAGTGTTGTGTGAGGAATGGAAAAAGGTTTTAGGGTTAGAGAATTGGGAAACTAGCGTAGTTATACAAAGAGATCATAACCTTGATTCTGCTGGCAGATGCGATTGGCAAAACGGAGGTCAAAAAGCAGTCATAAGGATATTGGATCATATTGATTGGGAAAAAGTACATAATGGATTTAAACAGGACATGGAAAAGACACTTATCCATGAATTGTTGCATTGTAAATTTGGGATACTTGATAGTTATGAAGTAGATACCGTTGAAGACGCATTACACGAACAGATTATTGACACATTAGCCAATGCATTAGTAGGATTAAAGAGGGAGCCGAATGTCGATAACGAGTGAACTAAACAAAGCAAATAAGGTCGCTGCAAAGATGACCACTAGCATGGAAAAAGAATTAGTCGCTAAATATCGAGTTGCTAACAAAGAACTAAAGGTGATGTTCGGAGATCTATATTCTAAGTACGGTATCAAAGACAAACTGACGTATGCAGAGATGCAGAAATACAACCGTCTGAAACTGACACAAAAAGAGATTACAAAAACAATGAACGCTTTGTATCTTGACGAGAAAAGAATCTTGAATAGCGGTTTATCAGAGATGTACAAGTCAGGTTATTATCGTACAGGGTTTGCAATAGAAAAAGAGTTGCAGGCGAAGCTGAGTTATAAAACATTAGATGTTGCAAGAATCAGGGCGGCTATACAGAACCCTATATCGGGGCTGACATTGAATCAGACGCTATTAAAAAACAAAGCTCAGGTAATTAGCAAGATAAACCAGTCAGTTGTTCAGGGCTTGATGCGTGGCGAAGGATACGGGAAGATGTCAAAGCGGATTACTAAAGTATTAGGTGGTGACGCTAAGAAATCTATGGTGGTGGCTCAAACAGAAGCACACAGAGTACATAATCAAGCTTCTTTAGAAAGTATGGAACACGCAAACGACTTGGGAATCAAAACAAAGAAGATTTGGGTATCAACATTGGACGGAGACACAAGGGATGCTCACCAAATGTTGGACGGTCAAGAAGCAGACAAGAACGGTAACTTCCACAGCGAGAACGGCGGTTCGGGTCCTGCTCCTGGTTCATTAGGAGAAGCAGCTGATGACTGCAATTGTAGGTGTACCTTCATCATCGAACTTGACGGAGTTACCAACGATTTCAGACGAGCCAGAGGGGAGGGAATAATCCCATACAAGAATTATACTGAATGGTCAAAAGCTAACGGACTAAAGAAAGCAGGATAGAGGGGGGCAATATGGCAGTAGTAATACATTGTACACACATGTTCTTTGAAAAGGACGATACGCACCAAGTGAAATCATCACTTGTTAAGACGTATTCAACGCAAGGGTACAAACAGACCTCAGAGGTCAAAGACGCAAACGGTAAAATAGTATCACTGACGTTTACGGGTCAGCCACAGATATACGAAGAAGTGGAGAAACCGAACATGTTAGAGTTTAACCCAACAGGAGGGGCAGAATGAAAAAGGTAGCTGGATTGTTATGCGTACGTGGGGGTTCCAAACGATTAACCAGAAAGAATGTTCAAGAGTGTGACGGATTGAAGCTAATGGAATACCCGCTAATTGCTATGAGCAACGCATTGTGTATTGACAAGATTTTTGTATCAACAGAAGACGAAGAAATGAAAGAGATTGCTAGGTCGTATGGTGCAGAGGTAATTGACAGGCCGTGGCAGTTGGCAACTGATTTACTAGGAGATGCGGGGGTAAAGTTACAGGCACACAGAGAGATTGAAAAAAGCATGGGTGCAGATTATTGCGTGTACGCGAACGCGACACATCCGATGATCAGAGCAGAAGAGATAGACAAGATGTATGATAAACTGTTAAGTCATTCAACAGCTATCGGTATCACAACAATTCATAAGATGGAAAAGCCAGCACACTTAAATAATTACAGGGCGCTATTGCCAGAAAGAGGTACCATACTTCCTATATTCCATGCTGATAATGTGGGCGTGAATGTGTTTATAACAAACAATCTCAACGACCTGTATTTTTCGAACGGTGCATATGGAATTGTAAGACTAGATCGTGAGTTCATACAAGACATGGTTTCACCTGACGAAGAGTTGAGTGCAAAGAACTATATTGAGATGTGGGCAGACTTAGAGCTTAATAGGATACTCAAACAAACCGCAGCGGGTCATGTTCTACAAATGGGGCATGTTATACCAGAGTATGACGCTATAGATATCCATTATGAAACCGATGTAAAAATAGCAGAAACATTACTAAAATTGAGGAGGGAACGCAATGTCTGAACCGTATAAAATGCCAGAGGGCATGGAAGTAAAAGGGTATGAGGAAAAGCAAGAAGTTATCGAAGAGATGATAACTAGGACTCCAGAGGAAGAAGTCAAAGAATGGTTGGACGAGGTACACGATATTAGAATACCGCAGAACGAAACAGGTGTTGTTGATGACGGGTTCGAGAATCCTGTAGCATTGGCAAGAGTCAAAGAAAAAGCAAAGAAGATAATTCAGCAGAACATTACAAAGCTGTATAAGACGAAAATTAAACAGGTT